CCATCATGGCGTAAAGCTTCTTAGCGCCTGCCTCTGTTGAGCCGTTGCCTAGTTCAGACACGATGCGTGCGGGGATTACAAACTCACCATCGGCAAGGCGTGCGGGTTGCCGTTTGCGGCCAATCGTTGCGGGGATGCTGTCAGACACGCCATCTCCGGGGCCTTTGAGTAAACGGCCACCATCTGAGTACGAACCCAAAGAGCCTAGACCGCCACCGATGGCGTAGCCACGAGGCATTAAACCGCCATTTTTAGCAACGGTATTACCCGCGTCGCTGTTAGCGGGAGATGTGGAATCAGCGTCGGGGCCCGGGGGAGCAGGGCCGTCCCCACCACCGCCTGTATTAGCTGCATTAGCGGCGTTAGCCAAAGCTGCGGCAGTTAGGTAGCCTTCGTAATCGCCAGTAAATGCACGACCGCCTGTTTTGCCGTACATCAAGTAGTGCTCGTAACCAGACGTAAAGCGTGTAGGCTCACCAGACACAGACTTGCCAGTTTTTAATTCAGCTTCAACATCGGGATTAGCTGCAAGGTATGCCTTCTCATCAAAGAAAGATTGCGGTTTACCGGGCACACCTTTAATCGTCGTAGTTGTTGTTCTTGCAGCCCTTGGAACAGCTTTCTTACCCAACACAGCCTCGTCGTACCGCGCCATTACAGGTCTATCTCTTGTCTCTGCTTTACGCTTCGTTAGATTTTCACCCTTGCCCATCAGGAAGTTGTACGCGTCCAACGAGTCATCTGTCAGTTTGTTGTACGCAGCCTCATGTTCAGCCGGAGTGTTAACTACGGGAGATGTGTAACCCAAACTGCCGCCACCTTCTGTGTACATATCTCGTACATCGCCCATGCCCAAGCTAAAATCAGGGCGAGTTGTAATTGTGCCGTTAGCATTAACCACAGTATTACCTGCGCCACTAACACCGCCGGGAAGGGAGCCGACTGGGACTTCATCTAGTTTGCCGGGAACAATAATAGAACCATCATTACGTTTAGCTTGGACTAGTTGAGCAATAGTCATACCGGTTGCTTCGATAACGTCGGCTTCGTTCATTCTTTCTTTATCCAAGGCCCCACGCATTGCGGCTTCTTGTTGAGCCGGAGTCATAGCGGCAAGTTGCGTTTTGTACGTGGCCAAGAATCCTTCAATAGCGTTATCAATTGGATTAAAGCCTAGACCACGCTCAGCAAAGAACCTGTTGGTGTACGAAGCGCCGTCAGGAATAAGAACGGGCAGGCCAGCGTTTGCGTTTTGGTTTGTCAGTAAGTTTTGGTTTTGGTTTAAATTTGCCAAACCTTGATTAGCGCCGGGAGCAGGCAAGCGACCAGCCGCAATATCCAACGCTTTAAGACGATCTTCTTCTATCTTGAATGCGGCAGCGTTTGCGTCTTTCTGTGCTTGATTTCCGCCCATCTGATTAAACATTTGGGATGTTGTGTCTGTACCGCCTTTAGAAGCTAGTTCACCCAGATATGTTTGAGTAATCTTGTTGTTAGGGTCAAACCCCGCAGAGTACGCAGATAGCGCCACGGCTTTGCCAGTAGCAGGATCAGTTACATACTGACCGGGTTTTGTTACATCGACTACACCGGGGATAGCGGAAGCTTGCGTAGGGCCAGTAGCGCCAACGGCGGTAGCTAATCTTTGAGCGTCGTTGTAAATATTTAGCGCACGGTTTTGTTGATCTCGTGCAGCGGCGGCGGCTTCCCAGTTACCCGTCTTTTGATATAACTGTTCATCAGTCAACATAGCAGGGGGTGTACCGTTAGCCATACGGATAACATCGCCGCCATTAGCCAAAGCCACGATACCGCCTGACGCCATTGGGGTTATTTGTTGCTGTTGAGGGGGCTGGTTTAAAGACCCTATCCCAATATCGTAAGGGTTTGGATTTTGTTGATAAAACAGATCGCGCTGACCTTGTAGTGTTTTGGTTCCAAACTCACTGGCTTTGACGGGCGTCATGGCTCGCATGCCATACAGAGGGTCAGGCTTGCCTGTGTCTGGGTTAATGTTGTAGGCAAACTGCCGGATGTATCCCGTGTCTTTTGGCTCTGGCATTTTGGTTGTAGGCTGCATTGCCAAGAGAGGCGCGGCGGCCATACCAATATTACGGAGGTTGTTTTTAGCAAACGCCATAGGGTCGGCTTTAGCCACGTTAAATCCACTAGACAACAGATTGCTTGTTGAAGGAACTACCGGTGTTGCGCCTGCTGCTACTCCGGCGCTATTGGCTAAACTAGAAAGACCTTCTGCACCAAAACCTGCATTTTGAGCCGCCAGCATAGCAGCTTGTGATCCCGCGCCAGTAGCTGCGCCCTCAACACCCAAGGCACCAGCAACATTTCCTACTGTATTTGCCCCCGCATTCATGAAGCTGTCAGCAAGACCCGCGCCACCATAAGCACCCAATCCGGCCATGAGGCCGCGAGATAAACTGCCGGTAGCCAAGGTGGTAATACCGCCCGTAGCCACCCCAGCCATCATAGAAGACATGCCCAATCCAGCAGGGCCAAGGAACGCGCCAAGGGCGATAGGAGCAACAGCCTTAAACAAATCAGACAAAAGCCCAGCTTCGGGCAAACCCGTCTCAGGGTTAATAGTCAGCGTTGTACCATTAGCCTCGGCAAACTTTTGTAGATTCCGGACTTCGTCCGGTGTCATGTGTACAAGTAAAGAGTCGTCGCCACGACCTTGCGATGCTACTTGTTCGGCAAACTTGTGCAGGCTCATTTTTGCCTCTCAAAATGGGGGTTGTTGGATAATATCATGTTGACGTCTTTATGCGAAGCATTTGGCTACCATCTTGTACACCGTCTTGTGTATCTCTGTAAACATCGCCAAGCCTTAAATTAGGTAAATCTGCATCAGTTGGCAGTGTCTCAAGATTCAAGTTCAGTGTTGTTCCGCCCATGTCACCGGGGTTGTTCAACTGATTAAAGTACAGACGTAAGACGTTGTTTAGCTGGCTAAAATAGCGGCTCTCGTACTCCGCTGGGGCCAGCGGTAAGCTTGGTGGTACTGCGTTTAGTTCAGCCATTAGCGCCTACCGTCCGGTCTAATGTCAATACGTGGTGCGCCCAATTGCCAGCAAGTGTTAATTTGATTTGAGCTAATCTTAAAGATCATCTGGCGACCGCGCATGCGGGTAAATATCTGCCCTGTAAACTGTTCTGTGATAACGTATGTGTTACTTTTAGACACAGGTTGTGAAGCTGTACTTGTAACGCCAGAACCAGAGTTAGCCAGCCCCTGTAAAGTCATAGCCACTGCGGGTAATGCGCCAGCGGGTGTATTCTCAGCGTTCTCAAAAGTTAGGTCAGGTAAAACACGCCACACAAAACCAAAGTTATGGCCGTCACCAATATCAAACTCAGACGAGCTAATGTAAGCATCAATCGCAACAGGGGTGCCGGTCGTATTATCATTTAGACCCGTTTCGTGGTTAATTATAACGCCTGTGGCTGTACTGCTATTGTACTTGGCAGCAATAGGAACAGTCTGCAAACCGGAGTCAAGCCAAGCAGTGCGTTCCATCGTGCCGTAATACCAGATTTTCTCTGTGTAGTTATAAATAACGTATTTGTCCACGGCAGTGGAATTGGCTGAGCAGTAGAACCACCAGACCTCGTTGAAGCCTTCGTTTGTGCCAGAGAACACTTGCAGTGATTGCTCTTTGTTAATGTCTCCAAATACGTAACGGCGCAGGTCACAGTTAAGCGTTTGCACACGGCCATCGTAGACGTAGAATTTGTCCACGCCCATCCAGTACACAATACCCGAAGCAATCACCGCCGCGTTAGGGCTAATGATAGAGATGTTGTCACCAAGCAACTGCGGTGCCCACACGTATGGGGGGCCAAGGTACTGAAGTGAATATATAGCCGAGTCGGTAAACATCACAATCTCTTGGCGCGTCTGAACCGTAGTAATAATTTCAGAGCCGTGAGAAATACGTATGAACCCTGCTTGGTTTGTTGCGTCAGGCGTCCAGTTATAAATGTCGTCCTGCGCTGACCAGCGAATTAACATGGGGTCAAGTTCTGATTCACCGTAGTCGTTACAACCAAAAGCAATCACAAAACGTGATGTGTCGGACACCGTTAGGCTGTTATGAACTACAGGTACGTCCACAATCAAGGACACATACACCCCTGAACCTGTAGAAGCAGCCGCCATCTCATTGCCTGCGCCATCCAGCAAGTTAAAAGTATTTCCGTTTACGTTAAACGCGTAGTAAGTCGTGGCCGTAGCTATACCAGTGGGCATGGATGAGGTGGCGTTAAATTGGAGCGCCGCGCCCTCGGTGTAGACAATACTGGATGTGACAACTGTAGGGGTGGCGTTTGTAAAAGATACTGTGCCGCCAAGAGAATTTAGTAAAACGCCCCGAGTGCTCGTACCGTTGTTTTGCACCCAGTAATAGATACCCCCACTACGCGGGCCAAAGACCAAGTCTTCACCGTAGTTGATTTGATCCCACAAACGCAAAGCCGTTGTAGATGTTCCGCCATTACCCCATGTGGTGCCAGTCTGTCCCCAAGACCCTGCGCCCCAACCCGTGAGAGGTACAGGAATGGCTGGGCCAACGTTAACTTGGTACGCGGCAACAACGGAAGCACCACCACCGGGAGAACCCGCAATAGCTGTAGCATTGGGCGTTACTGAAATTACAATTGTGTAAGTATTGGCAGTCAGAACTGTGACTTGAAACTCTTGGTTAAGTACTGCCGCCGTAACGTTTGTGCCACCACTGCCAATATCTACAGCCCCGCTAAAAGTTACAAAATCACCTGTTACACAGCCATGGGCCGTGTCAGTCACAGTCACCGTTGTAGAAGCGGTAAGGGCAAACGGGTTGTTGTTAATCGTGACTGTCTCACGAATAGGTGTAATATCGTAGTACTCA